TGTTCTTCATTAGTGAAGTCAGGTACTGAATAGTACTTATCTGCGAAATCGTTAAAAAATTTATTCCAATTCATTATTATCCCTTATGAATTTTACCTTTTCGTTCTTTAAACCATTTTCTAAACTGAGCTGGTGAACCAATAGTTATTGGTTTGTTACCACTTGCTGTTGACAATAATTTTTCTATCTCAACCTTAGCCAATGCACTATTATCCAATACTCTTTGCATTACAAACATATCTATTATCTTTGTATCATAGACAAGAAGTTCATTCCACCAAGAAGTTCTTTTATTGTGTTTAGAATCAATCAAACTCTTCTTGAATAGTTTTTTATGTTTAAGTAAAGTTTTATTTGCTACATCAATATAATCTTTTACATATTTTGCAACTACAGGTCCTACTGCTTTTTTAGCTTGTTCTTTATACTCATTATATTCAAGATGATTAGGATCAGTTGAGGGTAAATCCATCCATCTATCGTGATATTCTCTTTCTATATCAATCATTTTTCTATCAATAGATTCATAATCAATTTTTGCAGCTTTCAAAGCATTTGTCCATATCATCTTATCCTTATCAAACACGTGAAAAGAACTTACCCATCTACGACCTTGTTTATCAGGTGTTGTATCAAAATCCATAGACTTCTTTGCTAATAGATGTCCCTCTACAAAACAAATAATACCACCCATACCTGTTTGAACACCACGACCTTTAGCTAATGATTCATCTTCGTGAGTTGCTGTAAATGTAGATATAGTTTTTTTTCTTCCAAGAACATTTTTAAGTTGTCGTATTCCATCTGGTCCTGTAATGTGAAATGATTTTATAGGTATTTTTTTACCAAGAGCTTTCTCCACAACCGATGGTGTTAGAGGAATCACGTCTTTTTGACGAACCCAATTCAATACTGCTTTTGTATGAGCAGGATACCACTTATTATCTATCCAACTCGGCCCAGCTTGTTTAGAGGGTGCATAAGTGGATTCCATCAATAAATCTTTAAGTTTAATCAACAAACTTCTCCGTTATGTCAATAAGTTCATTATAATTATTTCCCCACGCAGCTTTAACTGGATACTTACCTCTTTCTAAAACTTCCTTTATTTCTGTAAGAAGTGGTAATCCATCGTCAATGTGCATATCAAACAGAAATGAATCATAACTATATAACACGAATTTACTTTTATATTTTTCCATTATCTTCCTAATATTTTTTATAACTAATGCATTCGATTCTGTTTCAAGTAACTGAATATAATAGTTAAATAACTTATTTGCGTTAAAATCATTTCCTCTTATTTCTCTACTATAAATATCTGATTTGATAAAATTTTCTTGTTTATAGAGTTGCCACATTTTGTTAGTGAAGTCCTTTACCTTACCAAAGTAATCTATACTCTCTGCTATATCATCAGGAATAAAACCATATAAATATTGAAATGAAAGACCTTTTGCTTCCTTATAACTTATATCAAATCTGTCTGCGAAATGTTGGTGAACTGATTCGTCTGAAAACTCATAATCCACTTTTTCTGCAATCAATCTCAAGTGATATGCATCATAATCAAACTCAACCAATTTACCCTCACCACCAAACCTACTAATGAATTTTTCTCTACTACCATCATTCTTATTTAGTGCCGCAAAGTTAATTCCACCAAATCTATTAGATGGACGACCTGTAGATGTGAATGGATTATACTCTGAATATACCACTCCATCAGTCGTTTGTAAACCATTATTTTCTATGTATGTAAAGTTGTCAAACATATCATTGTTGTATGTCAAGATGTCAGGAGTGTCGTATTTTGAGACGATAACCTGCATTCCTGTTGCTATTTTATACAGGTGTGAGGTAAATCTCATTATAGGAATAGACGCATTTACATCTTTTTTCTCATGATGTTTCATATGATAATGTCGGATTATATCATCAGAATACAAATCAAAATCAGTTTTCTCACCTGTATTCCAATAATTGAGTAGATTTACATCAATAAGATTATTTAATTCTGTAAGATGGTATGTGTGTTTTTTATCAAGGGTATATATTGATTTATTTTTATTATTAAGTATCCTCAAATCACCTAATTGTAAACACATAGCATCAGTATGATTATATGGTAATACATATGCACTATTATCAACTAATAAAAAAAGAAAGGATAGTTTTGTTTCTACTGGATGTTTTTTATGATCGGTGGGAATAGGAATTGCGATAATTTCATTTGCTTTCTCATAATCGTACAAGAAAGCATTAAACTCTGTACTATTCTCTATGAATTTCACTTATAACCTTAATTTAGTTATAAATATCAACCTTCTTTCCCAAATTCAACAAAATTATATATCTTCATACGAATTTGTGGAAATGTTTTTTCTGCCTCCATAACACTTTTTATATTTAACTCTTCTTGTTTTATATCATCTTTATTTAAAGACCACCTAATTTTTACTTTAGCATATAATCCATCTGCTTGTTCATAACTACTCTTACGTACTTCTATAACTGGTGCTTTATCATCAGAAGCTAACTGCATAAAATATCTTATAAAAAATCCTCTTTTATAATCTTCTTTCTTTGGTTTTATTATTGTATTTTTAAAATATTTTGATCTTTTTGCATTATGACTTTTAGCTTCCAAATAACCCTCAAAAGCAGATATGTTTTTTACTCTTATCAATTCTTGTGAATGTTGCTGTGGTCTATCTCCTGTTTGATAAACAAGTCTTTTACTTTTTGTTATAATTTTATGGTATTCTATTCCAGTTGGTACATATATAGATTTATTATAAGCATAAACAAACTCTTCATAATCTGTAAATCCACTTGATGGTTCTAATTGTTCTATTATTAAATCATTTTCTAAAATAGCCATTAGTCTGATTTCCTATTCTCTCGTTCATTTTTACGAATCTCATCATCTCTCTTCTGTTCATCAGTTCGTGTATCTTCTTTTTTAGGTGGTCCTTGTTTAAAAGGTGATTTCCTTCCTCTAGTCTTAGTTAAATAATCGTTAAAATTAAGATATGGTGGATCGTTTGGATCAGTATTTGGATCATTATCATTGACTATATCAGCTTGTTTTTTTAACATATCTTTTAAAACATTAACTATTGGTTTCTTTGCACCGAATCCATAATCAATTCTCATTAAACCTCTTAATGTTGTTTTCCATCCTGCTGAATCTAATTCGTGAGCTACATCCATTATCTGAAACACACAAGCTTCTCTATATCTTTTAGGAATATAAGTACTTGAAAATGCTTCACCTGCAAATATACCACCTGTTCCATCTATAGTTACAGATAATTCTATTGGTGTCATAACATCTTTTGTTCTTTCTAAAGAAGTTGGTGCTTGTTTTAAAAAATATGTCAATGCAGTTTTAAAATGTTTTTTCATTTTTCCATTGTTTGTATATAAGAATCTAAAATCTAATCCATCTTCCCACCAATTTGCAACAGCAGCGTGTACTTTTTGTGATATAGCATACTGAGCTCGCATTAGTAAAAGACCAGGATGAACCCAAGAAAGAGTTTTAAAAGCTTTTTTAAGTTTATTAGTAAAAGTTTCAGGTTCACCCTCTTCATCTAGTGATGGAACACCATCTTCTAAAATTTCCATAATTTGCTTTTCAGTATAAATTTGTACTATCTCATCAAAATCTAAATCAATTCCCGTTACACTTCCATCAAAATAAGAAGCTTGTACATTTAACTCTGGTACTAAAGTAGTATTCGTATTATAACCCCATTTCTTATATTTTGTATTTCCCAATACTCTTTCCATACTCTTCAATATTGCATCTTTAGGATTTTTTGGTTCTTCCATTCCTGAATTGAATAATTTACCTATAGCTTTACCTGCTGGTTCTAAAGATAAATCTTCTGATGCAGCCTCTGTACTATTTATATTTCTTCCATAAATTGCTGCTGTAGCCATCTGAGATGGTAATTTAGTAACCATATCCTGTCTATGTACTATTGAATTAACTTGCCAAGTTGGAAATACCATTAATCCTGGATTTGGAACATTACCTTTATCATCAGCATAACCCTCTGTTATATCACCCGTGGCTAAATCAATACTTTTATTATTTAATAAATTTCTTACGGGTTGTTCAGTAGTACTATCTTCAATAACTTTAACTTGAAATTCGTTATCAGGATCTGAACTTAATTTAAAATCCCAAATATTACCGCAAGCTGCACTTATTCTTTTCATTAAATTCATTACACCATCTTCAAGTGTATTAGCATTAGTCATTTCTTCTTCTATAATTTTTGAATTTATAAGTAAATTTCTTAGATAACCTTTTCCTTGTGGTGGTGCTTCTCCGTCTTTTGCTTGAGATATTTTTAATTTTTGATTAGCATCTCTCTGTTGTAATTTACGAAATTGGATATTAGAACCTACTGTATCTTTAACTCCACCTGTAAATAAACCACCACCTATTCCCATAGTGATCCTATCCGCTCTCCCTCTCATAAACTCTTTATATTTACCTACCACACCTTGTCCTCTCAATGAATCTTCATCTATTGGTTCTACATTAAATGGTGGTAATTCTCTAACTTTATTCATTAAACTTATATAAGCCGCTCTTGTAGTTGAATATCCTTGAAAATGTTCACCTGCGGGTGGTGGTGCAGACATTCCTGATATTTCTGTTGTTGCAAAATCTAAATCCATTGGCCATTGACCAGGTATAATAACTTCATTCGCATTTAATGTTAATAAATTATTAACATCATTATTTATTTTAACACTTTCATAAACATTTTCTCCATTAGTATCAGTAAATAATTTATCTACAGAACGTATTTGATAACCTATTTTATTATTATCGTGAATTTTTGATATAAAACGACTTAATATATTATCTTCAAACCAACCATATGTTATATAAGGACCAAGATATCTTTCATCAATATTACTATTGCTAGTGAAAAGTCCAAGTTTTTCTACAAGTATAGTATCCTTAAACTCTTCATTTTCACCTTCAATTGTATTCTTCCAATCAGCGTCTCCACCTGCACCTAAAACTCCACCATCTTCATAGATATATTTCAGATTTAATAAAATTTCTCTAAAATTTTCAAATAATATTTTTGGTGGCATATTTTGTATACCCTCTTCACTTGCTTTAGGAAATTCTTCTTTTAAGGCTTTTTGTATTTGATCATCCCCTCTTATTTTTTTAACTTCACCCTCTCTACTTTTTAAAACAGATCTCTCTTGTCTGATTTGATTTCTTATATCAGCTGGTATTTCAAATGATGGTGTTTCTTCAGAATCACCCATTTGTGTTTTAAAAACATTAGAAGATGGTGATACTATTTCTGTAACACAATCGAACCCACCATCATCTCTACCAGTCCAAGTAAAATTTTTAACTATACCATATACTAATTCTTGATTACCTTTTCCTTTTTTTCTAACTACATTACTCAAATCACCTATTTTTTTTGCATCCATTTTCATCCAATTGTCATAGATAAATTCTTCTGGTGTGTGACCAGGCCACATCCAACCAAACTCTAATGCTACTGAAACTCCTGGAGAAAGAAAATATGGTGTTAATCTCTCTAATGTATCAAAATCCCAACATATCCATTTTATTTCTGCACTTCTTATAGCTTTTGATTGTCCTTGTATTCGCGTACTTATTCCTTTTAACCCAGCAATTGGTCTATTGTAATTGTCTTTTTGATATACATCATAAAAATCACCACGAATCGCTCCATTAATTTTTGAGGTTTTACCACTTACTTTTTGATTTACTGTTTTTAATACATTACCAACTTGTTTAGTTGTTTCTACTTGATCTGTAAAACTTAATTTTCCAGCACTCAATCTTGATTCATCAATCATTTCTTCCCCTGCAGATATCACTACAGGTTGGTCTGGTGCATCTTTAGGAACTGATAATGAAATCATTCTAGCCCAAGTAGTTCTAGCTTGCATATAGTTACCCTTATCACCTGATAGAGGTTCTCCAACTGGACGTTCTTTTTTTCCAGATTGTTTTATCTTTTCAATAAGGGTTTTTTGAACTTCTGAATCAATTGGTTTTAACTGAATCATCTTTTACTCATTTAGTGCGTTAAAATTAGCAACTATGGTTGTGATATTTCCTGGAATTCTTATTTGAAAGTTTGGATTTAATATGGTTCTACCTTTACCTAATTCATTTGCTTGTGCGATAACCCACCACAAAGAAGCATCATTATAATATTTATAAGCTAAATTATCTAATCTATCACCATCTTGTGGATAAACAAATTGATCACTATCTGATATTGGTATTGTAGGATATACAGTAGGAACAAGAACTCTCTGTCCTTTTTTATTAAATTTTAATAATATATCATCATATCTTCCCATAATTTAAACTCCTACCCTGGAAATGGAATATTTACTGCTTTTGGTATGTCTGCTGCAGATACACCTTCAGATTTTAATTGTTCTATCAATGCTTTTTGAGCCATAATTGCTTTATCACCTTTTACTAATTTATCAAACTCTTTTTTACCAACTCCTTTAATACCTAACGAATCAAATAATTGTTGATGTGCTTTTCTATTAGGTCTTATTGAAGCTGCTAATGCAGGATCTCTATCAAATGTTCCAAATTCTTGATCACCATCAAGCCAGGGTAAATCATAATGTTTACCTGTAGTTTGTGGAGTTCTCTTATCAATAACTCTCATGTCTGCTGAAACATTAATTAATTTTGGTAGTCTTAAACCTGGTTTAATTTCCCATAATGATGCATTATCTACTGCGAAATTTAAACTCTGAAAAATCATTGGTTGTTTATCAAACATATCACCTAATGTAAAACTAAAAAATGGTGATATCATACGATTTTTTTGTACTGTAGGATATACTAATCCTCTTAAATAATTTAATTTATCCCAAAGTGTAATTAATTCTTGAGCTGATTTTGGCATCACTTTAAATGTAACATTAACATTTCTTGTAGCACCTTGATAAACATAAACTTTATCTGGTCTACCAATATATCTTTCTTCTGCATATTCAGGTGAAGATGTGTCTGAAACACTTTCGATAATTGCTCTAAATATAATCCACTTACCATTCACCATATCTCTAAATTTAAATGGAATAAAATCTTTATTTTCATCATTTGCAATTGCATCTGCTGTAGTTCCACCATATGGATGTAGATTTACATGGTCATTTAAAGTATTTTTTAATCCACCACCTGCATCAACTTGAATTACATTACCAGCTTCATCAACTGCAGTTCTACCAGGAGCTCCTGAATCTCCAAGACCTCTTTCTATAACAGCTTTACTAATTTTATCTTCATATCTATTTTGTTCAGAAAGTTGACCATAACTTAACATTTGATATTTTTGTAATCTTTTTCCTGCTTGATCACCAGCTTTTTCTACTACATTTGGTATGTCTTTCGGATATATATTTGAATTTAAAGGAGCTTTTTTCTCCGTATTTAATGGGAAGTTTTTATCCTCTACACCATATCCTTGACCACTTAAAAATCCTGCTTGAACTGCATAAGGCATTTTTTTCTTGTCATCATAACCTATACCAATTTTTTTAGAATCTGCACCATCTTTAGTAACGACTAACTTTACATAATTATTTTCTTTACTATATATGTTAGTTAAACTACCTTTACTATCTTGAGCTTGATGAATATTTGCTGTTGTATAATAAAGTTTTGGTGCATCTTCACCTTGTAAATTAGCAAACATCTGCCCACCAATTACTTTTTTCTGACCTTTTCTAAACCAATTCTGTGAGCCAAACTCAGATATATCCTCTCCATATGGTTGTCCATTATTAATATAATCAGGAATACCAGGATTTCCTATTTTTTTTGGTGAACTCTTGTCAAGAGCTCCTGGTAACTTTATTAAATTTTCTAATCCTGCTTGAAACTTTGCTTTACCCTCATCAAAAGCAACCATATCAAAATGAAGTGAACCTTTAGATATTTCAGCTCCTAATCTAATTGCTGGAAATGCATTTGACAAATCTGGCATAGAAAAAGAACCTAAACCTAATCCACCTTTACCAGCAAATTTAGGAAAATTTAAGTCTATTCCTTTTACCGCATTAAGTATACCATCAAATGGATTTCCAATATTAATATCTGGTAAACTTATATTAGGTAATTTTGGAAGTTTCATATTTGGTAACTTCGGTAAACTAACATTTGGTAATTTTACCCCTGGTACTGGTATAGAAGATATAAGAGATGCCGCAGTATTAGCTAATCCACCTAAAATATCTTTCAAACCACTAAAATCAGGAGTTTGTACTTTAGGAAGTGATATTAAATCTGGAAATAAGGATGTAAATGCATTTAAATTACCCAAATTAACTTTTGGGATATCTATACCTCTTATAATACCACCAATTGTATCACCAATTGCTTGCCCTGCTGATGCTGCTGTATTATAAATATTTGGAAAAACATCAACTATACCATTTGCAGCTGATTTTATAGCTTTACCTGCTCCTGTTAATATATCACCTGCTTGAAAACTTGGATTCAAACTAACATGAGGAAATGCTACATCTATACCATCCATAAATGATAATACACCACCACCCATATCAATAACAAAATTACCAACATTTTTAACTATTTGAACACTTGGTGAACCTGCAGGAATTTTATGTCTAACATAATGTGCAGTGAGAGGTAACGAATCTACAATTGAACTTTCTCTCCAAGATCTGATATCACTACCTTTCATTTCATTTACTGTTGGTGGTGTGCTTCCAAATACATCTCTTCCTGTAGAAAATCTTTGTTGTTTTGGTTCAAGTAAAAGCTTGTTATTTTTTCCTAATCTATCACCAATTATTTTTTGTAAACTTCCATCTACAGGAGGCATATCTGATCTCATAACAGGACCACCTGCATTTAAACCTTGTAATATATGTTGTTTTGCTATAAAACCAACACCTCTTGGTGTTAGTAAAAATTTACCAATTCTTTGAACATCAGCTGCAGTTCTTGCTGCTGATGTAACTGCACCTGCTCTTATTATACCACCATCGAACGATCCTAAATTACCTGGTCCCCATCTATCACCTATTCCTTTAATAATAAATGGTTCATCAAAACCAAATCTATCATTATTTCTTGCACCTAATCTATCAGCGTTATTAAATACTCTATCGTAATACTTCTGTAAACCAGGTGTTTGCATTTCTAATATAGTTTTTGTTCCCCAATTTTCATTGAATTCGTGAGTTAATATTTCACTTTGATGACTTATAGAAGTAAATTTACTCTTCTCAACTTGAAATCTTGGTGGAATAGTAAACTCTTTGTTTCCTGTAACAATAACGGAAGAATGTCCATCTTGAAAAGATTGTGGTGTTTGTTTTGAACCAACACCAATAGCTAAATTTGATTTCATTTCTTTAAGTGCCATTAACCTACTCCTGATCCTTGTACTGCTCTAACCATATTTGCATTACCCTCTTGAACTGTTGATATCAACATATCCATTTTATCAGTTCCACCACCACCTGCTGGTGCTCCACCAGTTCTCATAGCTGATGTTATTCCACCACCTGCTCCACCAGCATTGATAGCTCTTGCCATAGCTGCTGCATCTAAACCAGTTGCTGCAGCTAATGCTTCTCTTCTAACTGCATCCATAGCTTGAAATTCTTCTGGTGAAACCAATTGACTTATCTCTTCCATAGCTCCTGCTATGTCATTATTAAATACCATTTCCCTTGCTTTTTCAAGATTTAATTCTTTACCTAATAAAACCTCAGCTTCCATTTGTTTCTGTATAGAATCTTCAAAGTTTAAAAGACTATTTGCTATGGAAGCTACATTAGATAATTCTAAACCTAATTTTTTAGCCGATATTGCAGCTGCAGCTATATTTGCTCCACCATCTTGACCAAATTTAGCAAAAAGTTCTGAACTCTTTGCTATATCATTCATCACCTCACCGACAGGAACATCTGCTGTTCTCGCCATATTACCAAATAATTCAGCTGAATTTAAAGCGGAATCTAATGTACCACCACTAGCTGTTTGTATATTTCTTGCTAATGTTCCCACACTATCTGCAGCCAGTCCATAGTTTGCTACTAAGTTACTAGCTTGTAATGTAGCTGATGTAGTAGCGGCACTAAAACTACCAAACTCTGAAGATATACCTTTCATAATACTCAATGTATCTTCTTGAGTCATTCCATTAAGTTTGTTAACAGCTGCTACTGCTTTAGAGGTTGCTAATATCTTTGAGGTTTCTTCAAACGAAGTACCTAAATCTCTTTGAGTTTTATTTACTTCTAATCCAAATCCTATCGCAGCTACTGCTAATGCTGCAAAACCAAGTTTAAGTAACTTTGTGCTTTTAAGAATACTACCCATCGCTCCTTTTCCACTCATCATATTTTTTAAAAAATCACCTTTAAGGTCTCCAGCAGCTTCTCTTATTTTTGGTCCAAGATTAAATTGGTCCATTAAAAAATTTCCTCCTGGTAAATTACCAATCATACCCTCTAATTTACCAGCACCTTTATCCACTGCTTCCCACACTTTACCTGTCGCTGGATTACCTAAAACTTCTAGTAATTTTTTTGCTTCTTCTGCAGAGTTTAATAAAAAATCTTGACCACCAGCTCCTGTGTTAGCTTTTAAGGTTGCAAGAAATCCTTTAGTAATTTTAGGCATTTTTACCGAACCATCTATAATACCATCTATATCATCATTTATGGTTTTATAAACCTCTTCAATCATTCCTAAAGATTTTCCTGTAGATGCTAATGATTCTAACTCACCTTTAGTGAGTTTTTCTTTCTTTGTTCTTGCTTCAAATTCTGCTTGAGCAGTTCTAACCATCTCATTACCTGTAAAAACAAGTCCTTGAGTATTAGTTCTTATTTTTTTGTAAGAGGTGGATATATCTTCAAGTAATTGCTTAGTTATTTCTAACTGTTCATTTACTTTTGCTTGTTCATTTGAATTTGGCATGGAAATACCTTTTTGTCTTATTTAAACATAGACGCAGTTTTTTCAAACTCTTTTTTAAATATAGGGTCTGATTTTAATTTTGCTTTTAGTTTTTTCTCAAAATCTTGTCTATTCTTAGCCATCTTAGCTAAATCTCTTTGAAGTCCCTTATCACCTTTAAATGCTTTTACTGCTCTACGATAATCTCCACCAGCTATCAAACCGATTGCTTTTTTTAATATGAAATTAATGATTCCCTCATTTATTTTGTTTGACATAGTTTCAACTCCGTTAAATTTAAATTGTGTTTGTGGGATTTAGTTATAAATAAATATCAAAAATTAGGATTTTTGATTGGCATTAGCTCTGTCATATGCTTTTTGTCGCTCTTTAGCGATGTGTTCATATTCTTTAGCTAATCTTTTTAGATAGAACTTTCTGAGATGTACGGGCATAGCATACACTTCATCAAAAGTGTAACCACCATTTCCGTAATTTAGTAATGTGAATATTTCTTCGTGAACTTGAAGTTTATTATGATGCGTTAGGCCAAAAAAACCCTGTCCCTAACGGGACCACCACCTCCTGGGTGTGCGAACAATGTGGACATTCAAATGGATATGACATATCAACTCCAGGATTAATTTTATTAAGATTTTTTCTGAATTCAAGAGAATCTAATGCCAAAAACTTATTATCAACAAAATCATTAATAACTGATTGTGTGGTATCACCATCTACTGAAGTAATCATTTTTTTAAATCTGAAAGAGTTTGTGTAATCTACATCTGGTTGAATTTTTTTCATAGCTTCCACATCTTTTTCTACTGATATTTCCTCACCACTATTTAATAGTTTAAATTCTATCTCTACTTTAGTAGCTGGTAATTTCATAGAAAATTTATTTTCTTTTATATCATCTGAAACTTCTATATCTTTTAATTGAGTACAATCAACTTTTAAATCACCTGATTCACCACATTCTGAACAACTTGCTTTTACATTATATTCTTTACCATATCCAAGTATTCTTGCAGATATCATTAAAGCGTTCTTATCACCTATTAATAAATCATCAATCTTAATTTTTTTATCTACTATGAGTGATTCAAGAACTTTATCTATCACGATACCTTTTCGTATTAGATTTATAGAAGTAAGAATATCTTCTTCTTTTGCTGTCATATATTTTAATTCAACCTCACCTTTTGAAAGTGGGTTTGATTTGGGATACAACTTTCCCTTAGACGGAAGATTTACTATTTCCGTTGGAAATTTATATTGCGCCATAAGCGTTTCCTCTGATTATTATCATTAAGATTTAAAACCTATTTATTATAACTATATTAGTAATTTTTGAAATTACAATTTATTTTTTTGATGGTGCGAATTTCTCTTTAATTGGTTTAAGTAACATATCAAATAAGATATCGTCATATTTTGTCGGGGTCATTTTTACGATTTTTTCTAAAGCGTAAATAACCACTAGAACATATTCCCAATTTGCTGCTATCCATTCACTCATTTTTAACTCCTATTAATTAGAATTGTAATATTGCGTAATCATATTGTAATGTTAAAGTGATATCTGCTGGCTCATTAGATTCGAAAGCCAACTCACCAAAATTTGCTGTTTGTATAAAAGCACCTTTTAAAGTCCATTCTTCAACTACATCTCCGACTGGACCTAACATATTAAAAGTTACATCTTTCTTATAAAAATCTGCGTATCCATCTCTACCCGTTACTGATTCGTGTCCTAAACGAACCCATTCCATAACTGCTTGTGCACCACTTGGAACAATTGGATCATATAATGTTATATCAACTGGCTGCCAAGTTCCTTTACCTTTTAAATGTCTTTTGACATTAATGTGGTCTAAAACCATCTCCTCAAACTGTATCTGAGGTCTTGCAGCTGCTTTAACTAAATAAGATGGTATACCCTCGATGTACATAATAAACCGATTTTTTGTTTTCGGTTCAAACGGGGTAAAAAATATTTCGTTGGTGTCTAAAATGTCAGGCATTATTGTCTCCGTTAAAAGCATTTTGTATCTTCTAATATAAATATCAAAAAATTAAAAAATAAGTAATATCAATATTATATACTTCTTATTAGTTTTATAGAAGTTTTATACAAAAAGAAAAACCCCGACCGAAATCGGGGTTTTCATTATACATCAGCGTATGTTATAAGTCAAATTACTCAGGGAACGATGCGCCTGTAGGTTGAACAACAAAATCCAACACAATGAACTCAGCAGTTCTTGTAGGTTGAATAAATATCTGTCCAACTAATCTGTTTCTATCCACAACATCTGGAGTATTGTTAGTTTCATCCATTACTACTTTAAATGCACTTAAACCACTATTGGATTGTACACTTTCAAGATAAGGATTAACAATATTCAAGAATCTGTTTCGTGTA